AAGACTACGAACTTCAGCAGATGTCGAAGAAACTTACATTGAACTCCACCTACGGTGCGATGTTATCGGTTCACTTTAGACTAGGACAACTCAACATGGGTGGTTCAGTTACAGCGTGTGGACGCGCTATTACGAAACACATGATCGAAACCATTGGGCATCTGCTCACCGGGCACAAGGTTCAAGTTATCTGGTATCGCGGTGAAGAAGGCGTTGCTGGTAATAAGACCGCGTACAATGTCAAGCGGACCATCAGCGTCGATCACGAGTTGAAGTCGATCTGCGATATGACTTTGCTGTCCGATACCGACTCGTGCTATTTCAAAACTCTGGCAACTAACAAGCAAGATGCCATTGAACGTGCTGACGCAATTGCCGACCTCGTCAATGATAGTTTCCCAGAATTCATGCGCAAGACCTTCGCGTGTTCATCGGACAAGTACGATAGTCTTATTAAGGCAGGTCGTGAAATTGTTGGTCGCCGTGGATTGTTTTTGAATGCCAAAAAGAAATACACAATTCGCGTTGTTGATCTTGATGGAATGGAAGTCTTCAAATTGAAGATGATGGGTTCCGAATTGAAGAAGGTTGACACACCAAAGGTGATTCAAGATTTCTTGAAGGGTCTTCTCGAACGCATTCTTGATTCTGAAGATGAAGACTTTGACAATCTTGAAAAATTGCTTGAAGTCTACGTGAACAAGAGTCGTCGTGAACTCGTGTTCCGTGTCGAGAATCCGATTGTTCTTGGCGCAGCAAAAGGCATCAACAACCTTGATCAGTACTATGCTGAGTGGACACGGACTGAAAAGGTCGGTGCTGGCAAAGCAAAGTTGCCTGGTCACGTTCGTGCTGCTGTCAACTACAATGAAATGGTTCAGCACTTTGAAGGCACGAGCGGCAAGTTGCTCAAGTCTGGCGATAAGGGATTGATCTTCTATCTGATGCCAAATGAATTCGGGATCAAATCAATTGCGATCCCTGTTGACTTCGAACATTTTCCAAAGTGGTTTGATGAGAACTTTGAGATTGATCGTCGACTCACTGAATCAAAAATGATCGACAGCAAAATCGAAGGTACATACGAAGCGCTTGGTTGGGAAATCCCGACACCGCAAAGAACACTCAACAACAAAATTTTGAAATTCTAAAATGATCTTTTCACTTCGCCACCCAAAACACAAGTCAAAGCAACCATCAAAGATTCTTCGCAAGAAGATCACGATGATCAAACTTCCTGTTGACACAAAAGAAGGGACACCAGAGCGTAAAGCAGCTGTGGCAGCTGTGGCAGACGCCACCAGGGACTCTTTCTTGAAAATGCTTAGAACCATTAAGGCATCGGTTGAAGGCGACAACAAGGCGGCGCCTAGTGAACCTGAAGTGACTACTGTCGTTGATGACATGATGTCGATGAGCAAAATTGACATCAATACTTTCCTGCCGATCTATCCTATATCTAATAGTGTGGATGGTACTCGTATCAGTATAATTGCTAATTCGAATTAAGGATTCCAAAATGAAAATGACGACTAAGGATGTCGAACAACTTCGATCAGCATTCGCCGTGTGTCGATCTGCCAGCATTGACGCTGTGATGATCACCGATAATCAGATTCGCGGTGTATCTACACCTTCAGGTAAGATGGCGATAATTTCCAAACTCGATCTTTCGTTTGACTCGGCAATCAAGATCGGTATTGGGCGCCTCGCCGAGTTGGAGAAGCGTCTCTCTATTTTCTCGACTGAACTCGACATTGATGTCAAAGTGAACGACAACAACGAAGCAAGTCTGTTGACCATCGCCTCAGGCAAATCCAAGATTCAGTTTCGGTGTACAGCTGAACGATTGATCAAGTATCCAAAGACGAATGAAGACGAAGATGTTTGCGTTGTTCGCGCCTCCAAAGGTGAAATTTCTCAGATGGCACGTGCCGTCAAAACTCTTAGCGCTGAATCATTGACGCTCGCGATTGGGCGCGACAATGGTGTTCGATTCGAATGTACCTCCCCAACGAATGAAACGTACGTTTCATCGCTTGAAACAAGCGCCGCATTCGTAGATGCCCCGCAGGCAATTGTAAATAAGTATGAAGGCGACAAATTCGCCTCTGTGCTGGATGCCGCCGCTCGCGATGTCGATGAACTCGATCTTGTGATTGGCGCATTCGGATCAATTACAATTTCTATGAAGGGTCATACGCTCATTGCTATGCCCGAAGTAAATGAGGAGGATGATGATGAGTGATTTTGATACCCGTCGAGTTGGCGAGATCGTAGTTCTTGAAGAGCGCATCAACGCGCTTCAAGACCAAGTTAAGAAATACAAGCAAATCGCCGACAAATGGGAGCCGCGTGTTTCGTCTGAAATCATTGCCACGGATAATACTGGCAAGGTTATTCTCCACTTTGGCGGGAAAGCAATCGCCGCTACCTTTACAGCAGATTATCTGACACGCATGGATCTGACATCAGCAACAACAAACGTTGTTGAAACCCTTTGCCAGAGTCTTGTTGCTGAACGTCTTCGTGAAGTGGTTCAACCAGAGGTTGAGCGCATCATGAACAATATGAAATCAATCTCGCAGGTTGGACAATGGTAAATTGGTTCAAAAACCTTTTTCGCGGTAAGGCAAAAACAGAACGCGAAGCGTATCTGAAAGAGCAAGAAGGTATTCCTACACCATGGGCAACCTTCGAGATCGGCGGATTTGAAGATGACGGTCGTGTCAAAGTTATGTTTCACTGGAACAACGCGTTCATTGCGAAAATCAATGAACTTGGATTTCAGGCAGAGACAGAGCAAGACAGCGTTCAACTGTTCTTCCATGCCGCTGGTCTTCGCCCAACAGATCTTTCAGGTGGCGATGAACCAGTCCAATCTGAAAGTCATCCAACGTTAAGTGGTCAGCAAAACCAATTGAAGGTGTGATGTTGAACTTTGTTTTAGAATGGGGTACTGTGATAGTACCTCCACTTCTTCTAGCATACGCACTTTGGAAAAATCCGAGTTTACGATGATACACGGCGCTGAGCAATCTGATCGCGAACTTGCCCAATCGGTTATGAGTTTCTGTATTTCAGAAATCGATAATCTTGGTGGTGACATCATGACAGTAAATCAAGCGTTGCTGAATCTTGATCAGGCGCTACAGCAAGTTCAGCGCACAATTCACACGCACCCTGATCGTGTCCTGTGCGCGTGGTTACGATCAACGTATGTAGTTCGACGTGACCTCCCAACGTGGCAACCACTCCTATTTTCAGCGATGGAAGTGCTGACACAACGCGGAGGTGTTGGTCGCGCCAATGACCTTTTGATCGGGTTAGGTTCTCAAAAATAATTTGAAGTCACCATAGAGTGATATAATCTTTTCAACAAACGGAATTTTCAATGACTATTTTGACGAAGAGCGAAGCACAGGCATTTCTTACTAAAGATGACCTTGCGAAAATCGAACGTGACATCGAGAAGCAGAAGTTTGCCGCCACGCTAGGATCAGCGACACCGGTCGTTGTGGTGCGTGGCAAGGAAATTTCGTTCTTTGATATTCTGGAATTGATTGGCACCCTATGAAACGTCTCGTCGTTGACACCTCAAACATTCTCTTTCGTGTTGCTTCAGCACACGGCAAGTACAACTCTGGCGCTGATACGAAGGACCAAGCAGGTCTAGCCATGCACATGGCTCTAAACACCCTTCGCAGTTACTACAACAAATTGAAACCACAGCAAGTCGCCCTTTCATTTGAAGGCGCGAACAACTGGCGCAAAGCACACACCAAAGGCGAGCGCCCAGAACCGGCAATCTCCAAACGTTTGTACAAAGGCAATCGCGTCAAAGACGACTCGATGATTCCGTTCTTCGAACTGATCGCCGCCTTCGAAGATCTCGCTCGCAACCACACCTCGCTGGTCTGCCTTGGAAATCCTCTTCTTGAAGGCGATGACAACATCGCCGGATACACAATCAAATATTCAGCAATCGGCGATGAAGTGACGATCCTTTCTGACGACAAGGACTTCACAACGCTGCTTCAACTTCCGAACGTTCAACTCGTTCGACCAGACGGTAAGTTTACAAGTCGCGCCTTCGATTCAAAGACAGGCGAGAAGGTTGATCCGTTCTACTTCATGTACGAAAAAGCATTCCGCGGCGATAGTGGCGACAATGTTCTTCCAGCATATCCAAAGGTCCGTGCTACTCGCCTCAAAAAATCGTTTGACGCGATGATGAAGGGTGACACATACGAACACTCGAATCTGATGAACGAAACTTGGAAGTTCAATGATCCAAGTACTGGCGAAGAAATCGTATTCCGTGTCGGTGACCTCTATGAAGAGAATCAGATTTTGATGAATCTGGTTGATGGACAACCTGACGACATCAAGCAACTAATGTCTGAGACTGTTGACCATGCTGTTCTTCATCACGGCACATTCAGCATGTTCCACTTTCAAAAGTTCTGCGGCAAATTTGGATTGAAGCGCATCAGCGAAGAAATCACTCAGTTCATTCCGTTGCTCTCCAGCACAGGCATTAACTCGCCGCTGAAAGAAGAAACCAAAGCGATCAAAGCGGAAGCAAAGCGTCGCACATCTCTGGTGTTCTAATGGATCAGACAGAAGATAAACTGTGGTTGACCATCTTCATAAAAGAGGATGGATCAATTCGCTACGGTTGCCGAATGACGTCGGGACCGCGCTACAAAGAACTCTACAAATGGTTGCAAGGCAGCACATCGTATGTCAGTTCATCAGAAGATTTCCCGTGGGACTTCTTCTACTTCAAAAATCCACGTGACGAACTTGAATTCATCACACGATATGAATCAGAGATTCACGAGGTTTAAGACGGTTTGCTCTTACAGAACAACACCGACCAACCCTTAGTATCGCCGCGTCTGACTGGCGACGAGTCCTTAGTGACTGCTTTATTTCGCAACGCGAAATAACTAATCCCGTGCTCTAAACAAAAATCACCTGCTGCCTCAGTGAGGTAGCATTTGTTATCGGGCGACAAGATTGACCAGAGTTTAGATCGTCCGCTCTTTGACCCGCGACGTTGTCTCGCTGCTTCGCGATGACTTTCAGGCACGCCCTTAGACCATCTTGAAACGGCGCTTTCAGAGAGTTTCTTCTTGTGCTCATCAGGAAAAAATCTGTCTTTCTGCATACTGCTTCGAAGTTCTCTCAACGCAGGATTATTCGTGTATGATGCCTTACCTCCCTCAGATAAACGTTGGCGTGTTTGCTCCGTCATTGGCGGTCGTGCCTTTTGTGCTGCCGACATTTTTGCTCGTGTCTCAGCAGTAAACTCGCGCTTGATGTTCTTGGCGAAGATCGCAAACAGGTGACTGTTCGGAGTATAGCGCGGCATTGTCTTTGTGCCACGACGCATTGAGTAGAACGCGAAGTTCATCTTTCGTTTAGCGTCGCCAACCGTCATCTTAGTAAGGAGCAAGTGCGCCACAAAGTGCTCGCGCGGCGTGAACAAAACAAGGTTGTCTTTTCTGTTTGAACCGCCAAGCGATTTCGGGATCACGTGGTGACTCTCAGCATAATCATCCGCCTTTGAAAGTGGCGATGCGCGCCGCTTCTCGACCAGCGCCAAGTAGGTCTTAGTGTATTTGTTGTCTTGAAAGATCATAGCGTTCAATGTTTGTTCCATACGTTATTTATCGATTGTAGAAGGATGCAGGAGACCGAAAATACAGATATATGCAGGATGACTCTTGCATCAACATCAACTACTAGGAGTTAACTATGGCAACAGCACCACAAGTCACCACAATCGAAAAGCGTCCTACTGACCTTCGACATGTTTACCTCATAGACTGGAACGACGACGGTCTCTTTAAGGAAGTCGCCGTTGTCATGGAAGATCCACGTGACGGGACAGTGTACGGTATCGAAATTGATCGTCTTCACCAGATCGACAAAGGTCGTCTGAAGAAGTTCCTCGTTAGCGTTCACGCTGATAAATATCCTTTGTGGGAACTCCTGTCCCAAGGTAAGTTGAACAACGGCGTGAATCCGCTTGACTTCTTCCACATGAACTACGTTAAGGTTAAGCGCCCACGTGGTGCTGTTCTTGGTGGTGGTCTCGCATCCGTTGAAGTTTACGGTGCTGAACGTCAAATTGGCGCAGAGTTCTCTGACCCACGCGGTGGTGTCATTGCTAGCGAAGCGCCGTCAGCATTTCGATAAGCACATCTTTATCCTAGAAAAAATGGGGCTTCGGTCCCATTTTTCGTTTCCTGTATTCTGTTATACTACCTTTTGAAAACCGTAGTATAATGGTTTCGTGACATTCGCAATTTGTCGAATTCTCTGAGTGCTGTTACAAGAATGGTAACCTTGTGGATGATGTAAATCATTCGAAGCACAACTGGGGTCTACAAGTTTTTTAAGGTAGGCGATTGAGTACCTTGCCCACTAACCAAAAGTGAGATTCTATGAAAAAAGTTATTGCTTCCCTTACGCTGCTCACAATGACAGCGTTGTTCGGCGCTGCCGGACTATTCTCAATGATGCCAGCAGGCATCGCTACAGCAGTCATCGCTGAAAAGCCTCAAGACGGAAAGATCGGCGGACAAGCAGCAACATTGCTCCCGTCAAACATCACACCAGAACAAGGTAAGTTGCTGACCAGCGCTTACAACATCGCCAAAGCCGATGGCCACAAGAACCCAGAACTAGTTCAATCGATTCTTCTTCAAGAATCTCGTGCCGGCGGAATGAAGACCTTTCGCGTCGCCAATCCAGGACCTGAGGCATACTTTGGTCCTATGCAGATCAAACTCGCAGCAGCGAAGGATGTGCTGAACAAGTTTCCAAATCTGTTTTCAAAGTACAACATCAGCACAAAGACAGATGATGAAATCAAGGCGAACCTGATTCTGAATGACAAGTTCAACATTGAAGTTGCTTCAAAGTATTTGCTCATTCTTCAAAAGCAATACGGATTCTCTGGACGCGAATTGGTCAACGCCTATAACCGTGGTCCAGGCGGTGTCAAGGATGTTGGCAACGACTATCACTACGCGATTGGTGCTGAAGCAAAATTAGCAGCATTCAAAAAGGGACAGAAGATCTAACCGAAGTGTAGGACACCGAGGTCAGCATTCTGAAATATAATGTCAGAATGCTACAAACTCAGTCTTATCTTGGTGATTTAATTCGCGATCGTGTTAGTTTAGGTCGATTGACGGGCGCCGGATTTTACGAGCAACGGTGCGCCGTTTGTAATGATCACAGTCCTCGTGCCGGTTGGAAGATCGAACCAGACCAAGTATTCTTTCATTGCTACAACTGCGGTTTTATTGCCTCATACGAAGAGGGCACTGGCAAGTTTAATCGCTGGATGAAAGAGTTGTGTCGTGCCAATGGCATATCAGACGACGAACTTCAGGCGATCGCTGCCACCTTGTTTTTCAACAAGGCAGAAAAGACCGACAAAGAGATTACACTCGAGGCGCTTCATCGAGTAAATCTGAATACTCCAGAGATTGCCTTCCCGGATAGGACACTTCAACTAGGGTCCGCCGGTCACGATGGTATCCAGGAACCCCTTATTACGTACCTGCTATCGCGAGGGATGGATCCTTTAAAGTTCTACTTCAGTTTGGATCCCGCCCACCTGCGGCGTGTAATCATTCCGTTCTGGCGTAATGGGAAGTTGATCTACTGGCAGAGTCGAGCAATCGACAAGGCAGCAAAACCACGATACAAAAACTGTTCTGCTTCTAAGGATGCGATCCTTTATGGATACGACAATCTATTCGAGTACAGCGATGCCCCGCTGTTTGTGACCGAAGGTGCCTTTGACGCTGAGACTGTGAACGGCATTTGTATTCTCGGATCGAGTTTGAATGCGGCAAAGATTGAAATTCTTCATAAGACGCGTCGCCGAATTATCTTCGTGATGGATCTGGACAGCAATGGCGGGGCGCTACGGGACGAAGTTCTGAAGCAAGGTTGGGAGATCACTTGGGTCGACAACAGGGCAGCTGACATAAATGACAGTCTCCAGAAGTTTGGAAAGCTCTATACAATTTACAGTCTGATCAAGAACGCAACAACAAAATCAAAACCGCTGGCGGCGCAGATCAATACCGACATGGCATTGCTCGAAGCGAAGCTCCGCAAATCAAAATACGTGTGAGGCACGAGCAGCTCGCATTTTAGCTTTTGTTTCTTCAGAGTGTTTTCTCCCAACCCAATGTTTAGATCCAGCTAATGCGAATTTTATAGGTGTTGATCGTGCCTTGTTCAAAAAATCATCCCGCTCACAAAGTTTAAGTCTTCGCAAAACTTTTGATTCCCATAAAACAGCTTTCTCTCGACTATTAAAAGTTTTTCGAATTTGGATAACATCTGGGTCGCCTATCCTATTTTTCAATTCTTTGACCAGTTTAGAAGAAGTAAAATATGTTGTCCACAAAGAATTAGGTGTAGCATTTTTTGCATACCTAACACCGTAATACCAAATGTTGTGTGAAGACCAACCTATCAAATAGGTAAAAGGGATTTGCATTACTATTCCTTCAAAGTTCAAATCTGTTTATGTCAACACCTGTTCTTTTTGATTCTGACTCTCAGAGGTTGTTCATCAACTCAATGCTCTCGTGCCCAGAGCTATTTGCTCGAGTCAACCCAATTCTTCAACCAGAATATTTTGATCCTGGTATGCAGGGGTCTGTGAAGTTCTTGAAAGAATATTTTGCTGAGAATCGTGCTGTTCCAGCGCCGCAGATTTTTCAGGCAGCAACAAAGAACACTCCAGAGATTTTTCAGATTCAACGTCAGGACGTTCAGTACCTGGCGGAGCAGATCGCAGGGTTTTGTCAGACAGCAGCGATGATTCAGGTCCTGCGAAAAGGTCCTAATTTTCTGGAGAAGCGCGACTACGGTGGAATGATCGAGCAATTCAAGGCGGCAGCTCAAATCGGATTGCTTGATGATCTCGGCATCGAATACTTCGTTGATCCGCTAGCGCGTCTCGAACGTTTGGAGACAACCGACAAGTTGATCAGCACTGGATGGAAAGATGTCGATGCGCTGATTGGCGGTGGTGTTGGACGCCAAGAATTGATTACCTTCCTTGCTCCGTCTGGCGGCGGTAAGTCTGTTTCGATGTTGAACCTCGGGTACAACTTCATGGAGCAGGGTTTGAATGGCGTTATCATCTCGATCGAAATGCGAGACACCAAGGTCGCGATGCGAACTGACCAGATGATTGCTCGAATCGCTGCCGGCATGATCCCAATGAACAAAACAAAAGTTGCTCATGAGATTGAATTGTTTGGCGAGCGAACAGGTGCTCGACTGTTCATCAAGCGAATGCGAGAAGGCGTGACCAATGCCAATCACATTAGTGCGTATCTGAACGAACTCGAATCATCAAAGGCATTCCGTCCTGATTGGATCGTTGTAGATTACCTCGACATTATGCAGTCGGCGCGCAAGGTTGATGCGAGCAATATGTTCTTGAAGGATCAGTACGTCTCCGAAGAAGTTCGTGGTATTGGATTCGATTACGACGCGGTTATGGTCAGCGGTTCACAGCTCGGTAAGCACGCGACTGAAGCGATTAACGACGGTCGAAAGATGCATCAAGGCGACGTTCAAGGTGGATCATCCAAAACCAATACTTCCGACTTGATGATCGCAACGGTGAAGACCGATGCTATGCATGAGGCAGGTGAGTATCGATTCGAGTTCCCTAAGGCACGAAACTCTGATGCGGCAAACAAGACTTGCCTGATGCGCTGGAATAAAGAAACGCTGCGAATCACAGATGGTTCTGCTCCAGAGCTGGCATTGAAAAAGAAAGAGCGTCCAGGTCTTCAAATGTCTTCCGTAGTTCCTGGATCGGCAAAGATGACACTCAGTCAGTTGGCAGGTGATAAAAGCTGAACCTTAAAGTTCGACAATTTCTAAACGATAAATATCGTCAGTGTTTCGAAACACCATTATTCAAACCTATAGGAGAGATTTCAAAATGACAGAACAAGCTCGCACACTCACCCTCGATGGTGTAACTCACAATGTTGCTGACTTCAGCGTCGGCGTTCAGAATGCTGTTGGTATCTACAACAGCATCAGTGCTGATCTTCAGAAAGAACAAATCGCTGTTCTGAAATCACAAGCAGCACTTCAGTCCATCGGCGCTCAGATTGGTGAAGCAGTTAAGAAGGAACTCGCTGAAAAAGCAGCTCCAGCTGAAGAAGTTCCAGCAGCAGAATAATTCACACAGAAATGTATGATTACGAAGGACCTGTCTCAGGTCCTTCGGGGCATAAATAGATTACTAAAATCTCAAATCGCTAATGGCAATCCTGAACGAATCCATCAAACACCTAGAAGATCTTGACGTACGATCTTTTATTGCGGCGGTGCGCCGAATTGGTACTATGCAGGCGACTGAAAAGCTGGATGGTGCCAACCTTTGGTTTGGCATTGACGATGAAGGCAAAATCTTCACATCGCGAGCAGGCAAGAATGTGATGGCAGAACGCTTCTACTCTGAGCAAGACTATCCATACTTCGCCGCATATAATGGTTTCCGTGGCGTTCAAGCGGCGCTCATGGAAAAAGAGCGTGACATCAAATCTGTTCTTTCACCTGGCGACACAATCGAAATTGAAGTTCTTTACGGTCGTCAACCGAATGCTGTGTCATATGGACTAGACGGCAAGAACTTTATCGCCGTCCTTCAGGGTGTCGAAGGCACAAGCGATGTAAAAGCTGATCAACTAGCTGGTCTGCTTCAGAATCAAGAAGTAACGGTTAAGACTGTTGTTGTCGATACTCCAGATGGAGAGAATCTTGATCGCAAAGCAATGTCACAAACATTCAGATTTGTAGGCGTCCAAAAGATCAAACCAGAATTGATTCAATCGATCGATCTTGAAAAAGAACTCTCGGCACTCGAATCGTATCTTGACTCAAAGTCAGGCATCGAAAGCTATTCGAACTTCGACCTTATGACTATGTCTCTTGGTTCTATTCCAAAGGACAAGCGCGCCGAAGCGAAGGAAGTCAAAGAACGTGTCATCGCTGAAGTCAAGTCGAAATACAAAGTCACTATCAAAAACGAACTCCTCACTAAGTTTGTCTCACAAGTCAAACCAGCTTTAGGTGCTGCTGACTTGTCAAATGACGAGGACAACGGCGTTGAGGGTGTTGTACTGAAGGATCCAACAACCGGCGAAATGATCAAGCTGGTCGATAAGGATAGTTTTTCAACGATCAACCAATTCAACTTCGCAGTCCGCAATCAGATTGCTGGTCCAATCAGAACAATTGACGCTGATGCTCCGTTAGAGGCACGTGGCGGTGTCATTGGGAATATGAAGATTCGAATTGCCGATCTTCTTGGAAATGCCGAGTTAGCATTGTCGCGCGAAGCAAAGAAGATCTTCGCTGCTTCAAAGGGCGATAATCCTACAATGACATTGAGAAATGTCGCAAAGACGCTTGATGGATCTGAAGACTTCAACGGCACAAAGCGTAAGATCGACGCCGTGATCGCATCCACTCTTGATGAACTTGGCGAGTTGTTAGCAAATTTCAAGAAGCACAAAGACGACGAGAAGAGCGCTTATCGTTTGAAACTCAAGTCTGGAAAAACTCTAGGACTTAGCCCTGAAGTGGTTAAGCGCACGTTGATGACCTTTGCTGAGACTAAGCGAAATCTAGTTGAGCTACTTCAGAAGACCAAAGAAGCAAAAGCGTTTGATCAGCTCATCAGCGTTCTCTATGGGCGGGCAGCAAAGTCAGTTCACGCCGACGGTGAGGTAGTTGAAGAACAGTTCGAAGACACCGGATCGCTACTGCTTGAAAAGCGAAACTATACAGACAAGGCACGATACTCTGCGGTCCCTGATGCGTGGACTCTTTTGAACATCTACACGGCGACAGTCTTGATGACCGTGCTGATTTATAAAGCAGACGATACTCGCGGTATTCGCCTTGTTCGAGACAAGGCACATTATCGTATGTCTTCGTGGACGCCTGAAATGAGTGCTCTCAATTTCTGGGGTTATCCAGTATGGCACGCAAGTTCTCCAGCAGTTGCGAAGCTGATTGGCAAGAAGACTGCGTCAGAGATCTACAAGGTCACCCGCAAAGTTCCTCCGCAATGGGTAAAGTTCCTCCATATGGATTTGTCATTTGGGCGTGATGTTCCTATTGATTGGACCGATCACTTCAAGACAATGAAGTGGTTAAATCAACATGCCGCTGGCATGAGCACCGATAGAATCAACAAACTGCTCACTTCTGGATTTAACTATGACACGTTGTCATTTGACGAGAAGGTGAAGTACTTGCCAAAACTATATTTCTACGCGCAGCAATTTGTACCAACATCACCGCTGCTCACTCGAGTGAAGGTGATTCAGAACAGCTTGCTCGGCGGCGATGTCGAGACACCGTTAGTCCTTACTAAGGGTCAGAAACTTCTCGGTGAAGACGGTGAGATCGCAACTGGCACGCCAGTAGATTCAACAGCTTTGTCTAATGCTACAACATCAGCAAACATCGAGAGCGTGCCAACTGGTATCGGTCGTCATGCTCAAATTATTCGCCGCAAGCGAAATCCGGACATCAAGTTCGTAAAATTCAAACGCCCGCAAAAGGAAGCAGAATGAGTCCTCTCAAAGAATTCTCTGGTCAATCGACCAAAACACTCGATCTCAAGAAGAGCGATTCATCAGACGCTGGTAAGACCGACGTCACAAACAAGGTGAAGGCGGACGATATTGGGTTTTCGCTGATGCGAA